CGAAGTAGCCGTTGTCGATGGCTGGCTTGGCATTGCCGCCGGGCGTGGTGACAGCGGCGAGGACATCGCCCTGACGGTTGACGACCGGGAATACCAGGTGGTTGTACCGTCTGGCCTGTCCGTTTCCAAAGGCGACATCCTCTATATTGAGGCCGCCGACGTGACCGGCCACACGCCAGATGATACCGCTTATGGCACGAGCGCCGGGTCTGGTAAATTGGCCTTCCTAAAAGCCACGGCCGACAAAGACGCCAGCAACGTCGTTACCGGCATTATGCTGGCGAAGGGCCAGCTACTGAGCTAAGGGAGACAATAAAATGACAAAATTTTACTCAAAAGCACAACTTGGAAAAGATAAGAAAAAGTGGCCGTTTCCCGAAAACTTGCGACTGAAAGACCACGTCCGGGAAACCCGCCGAGATGGTCAAATCGTCCATGAGTTTATTGGTACTGACACATTCGGCAGCGAGTGGTACGAACGCACCCAGTACGAGGTCAACGCCGGGCGCGAACAGGAACCAACCCTCTATGAGCCGTTGTATGACATCATCGAAGACTCATCCCTGCCTCGGACGCTGAACGTGAAGCGCATCGGACCCGGTGGCGTGGTGTTGGAAGAGATTGAAGAGGGCGGCGAAGTGACATTCGCTTCCGTCAAAAGCTCCGAGTTTGCCGTCACGATGAAACATTACGGCGTGGGGCTTGAATACTCCAAAGACCTCGTTATCTTCAACGAATTGTGGAATGTGCCCATAGTGGAGCGGCAGGTAGGCATCGCTTACAACGCTCTACTGAACCACATTCACCTGAATCCCATCTTGGCTGCCGCCTACGCCGCCGCCAACCAGACGGCCGCCAATACCAGCGGCTCAACGACCGTTGAGGACTTCATGTTGACGATTGAAGACGCTATCGCCAACAGCCGGGCCGATACAACTAACCCGCGCCGGGGGCCGTATGCTCTGCTCATCAATAGCGCTCAGGAAATCATCGTACAAAAGGCACTGACCCGCGAGGTGCAGCAAGGGCTGGCTACCCAATCCCGTGTCCTGGATTCTATCCAGTCGGTCATTTCCTACGACGGTTGGAGCGGTACTCGCGGCCTGAAGACCACGACCTACGGCGGCGTGACTAGCGGCACGGGCTACCTGGTTTCGTTGCAGTATCGTGACCAGGATTTCCAGAGCTATGTCAAACAGGGGCTCGACAGCGTGATGGGTAACGCGGACATTTCACGTTTCATTTTGGAACAGATTGTCTGGGATACCTATTTCACCAACTACTCTAACCCGACGGCAAGTGTCGAAGAAGTGACCTTCCCCTCCTAATGGATACGGTGACTGTTTACGCGCCGGGTCATTATGATCCGTTTGACAGCTACGGCTTGATAGCCTGTGAGCTATTGCGCCATCTAAGCGCTTTAGGCGTTTACGTCAACGCAATGGCTCATGGCTACCACCGGCGTGATAATCAGCCGCCCGACATCGCCCAATTGACGGCCCGCCCCATACGGCCGTCATTGGGCGGCATATTCCTCGGCTATGCTACCGGCTACGAACGGCACGGCCCGCTGTCCAACATCGGCCCGCGTATCGCCGTTACCATGTTCGAATCCAGCCGTATCCCCGATGATTGGATAACCCCCCTCAACGAAATGGACGCGGTGATTGTGCCGTCTGGGTTTTGCCGGGATGTGTTTATCGAATGTGGTGTGACGGCTACCGTGCATGTGATTCCATTGGGCATCAGCGAAACGTACCAACCCGTTTGGCGGCATCAGGAACGGCCGTTCACCTTCTTGACCTTTGGTGACAGAGGGGCACGGAAGGGCGGCCACGCAGCCATGCAAGCGTTCTTACTGGCCTTCGGTGACGACCCCGACTACCACCTGATTATCAAAAGCCGCACACCCCGGCGGCCGGTTGACATCCTCAACGACAACATAACGGCCGTACAACAGGACATGAGTGAGGCGGAGCTTTATGAGCTATTCAAGTCTGCCCACTGCATGATTAACCCCAACAAAGGCGAGGGCTTTGGATTAATTCCCCGCGAATTCGCAGCCACCGGCGGCATTGCCCTGGCTACCGATTGGAGTGGCACAGTAGACGACATGCACCGCTGGGGCTGGCCGCTGCCCTACACGCTGGAAACGGCGGACTGGAAGGGCAACCGCATTCTTGAAGGCCGCGACCTGGGCATGTGGGCTAAACCGGACATCGGGGGCACGGCGGCGGTACTGCAAGACGTGGCCACTTATCGCAATGATTATCTAAATCGCGCCTGGAACAACGCGCAAACTTTACACGAGCTTTACTCATGGCGCGGCTTTGCGGCCGGCGTCTATGAGGTATGGCAGGAGGCAGCACTTGGCTTCAGAAACAGAAAGAGCAAGATTCTGGTCTGACACTGGGACAACGATATCCGTATTCACGGCCGACGAAGTGGACGCTATTTTTGTCGAGGCTGGCGAAACCGAAACCGGCGCGGCGGCCGTTGCTTATACCCGCGTGTTGGGTATCCGGCGGCTGTTAGCCAGCGCTGCCAAGCTGACCGACTACACCCAAAATCAGAGCGCCGAAAAGCAGAGCCAGGTCTTTGACCACCTTAAGGCGCTGCTGGCATTCTGGCAGGGCGAATGGACCACAGCCGCCAATACATCCACATCCGGCGCCGCTCGATTTGGCGGACAGCGCAGGAAACCGGCACGGATTAAGGAATACCCGGACAACTAATGGACTTATCTGCCTACCTAAACGATACCAACGCCATAACAGCCGCTTACCGGGCCGCCGCTGCCTGGACGCGCATTAATGACAAGCCTTCCTCAGTGGCCTTCAAGAAGCCAGACGGCACGGTTCTGACGGCGCAGACTGTCAGGCTCGAATATGACAACCGGGCAACCGAGGCACAGGGCAGCGCGGGGAAGGCTCCTGTCAGAAAGTTAACTATTTTCGGCGTGAGGAATCATGCAACCGTGACAAATACGATTGTGGACACGGGGTATCGGTTTGTGTTAGACGGCCGTGAATATCGGGTGGTAGACACCATTGTCACCATTGGCGAGATTCAAGCGACGGCGGAGGTGGTGTAAGAGGTGGCGACAATTACAGTGACCGCTAACGGATATGCTCGCTATCAAGAATTGAGAGGCGATTTGACAATGTTCACAGAACCAGAAAGAAGGGCAATACAAATATTAGTTGAAGCGTGGACGGCGTTTGTTTGCTTGCCATCTGAGCACCCGTCCGACATAGACGAATTTAGAGACGCCATTCACCGGGCGCAGTTGCTGATTATGGCCCGGCCCGGTCGCAGGGCAATTAATGCAGAAAAACAAAACGTTAGCGAGCGATACATCACGAAATTGGATGAGGAAATATGACAGTTACAACGACAGAATTAATATCTCTATCCAACCCTATCAGCCAACTATGCGCTGAAGCCCAATTCGAGGAACCGGCATTTGCCCGTTGGATTGGGGAATTGGCTATCGAGCGCCGTTACTGGCGCAAGCAGTGGGAGTTTGCCTACATTTGCCAGGCGCTTGAAAATGCCGGGCTGCTGACAGACGGCCGCACCGCCCTGGGCTTTGGCGTCGGACAGGAGCCGCTGCCGGCGCTGTTTGCGGCTTACGGTATCCATGTTACAGCAACCGACCAACATACCGGCGGCGCCTGGGCTGCATCGGGCCAGTTTTCGGCCGGCGCGTTTGATTTACCTTACCGGGGCATTTGCGACCGGGAAACATTCCGGCGGCTGGTGGCACATGAACCGGCGGACATGAACGATATACCGAAACACCTGCGCCGGTGCAAGTTTGACTTCATTTGGTCCGCTAACTCATTGGACCATTTGGGCAGTATCGAGGCGGGGCTGGCTTTTGTCCGGGCGTCGATGGACTGCCTGAAACCAGGTGGAACGGCCGTACACACGACTGAATTTAACCTTGATTCCAACGACGAAACGCTGTCACACGGCGGGGTTGTATTGTTCCGTGAGTGCGACATCGAGCGCCTGGCGGAGCAGTTGCGGCGCGATGGTCATCATATCGAGATTGATTTAACGCCAGGCAGCGGGCCGCGTGACCTGGCCGTTGACAAGCCGCCGTACAGTTTTGACCCGCATATTCGCCTGGAAGTTGGCGGCTACACTACGACCTCGATTGGGCTAATCATCAAAAGGGGGGCATTGTGATTCGGCAGGCTCATCAACCGAAACGAGCCTTTTACGTCATGGGCGTGCCATCCTCCGGTACGCGGCTGGTCGTCCGGCTGCTCATTGCCGGCGGCTGTGAGGGTGATGGCAACAAAGACCACTACCAGCGCTGGAATGATACAAAGCCAGAGGCGGACTTAATCGTTTTGCGCCGCCATTTACCCGTGGCCG